AGCAGTACGGCGGCGGCGGGCACGCCAAGGCGGCCGGGTTCAAGGTGCCGCGCGGGCACGCCCTGGCGGTGGCGTGAGGCTGGGGCACAACGTTCGAGCTAACCGGGAGACGCCATGACAGAGCAACGAGACACCATGGAGGCCGCTGGCGGCTCTCCGGTTGAGCGAGGGGTTGGGCGGCCGGTGCCGGAGCGCGACGACCTGTATTGGCGCCTGCACTCGCTGTCGAAGGCCCTAGAAAGCAGCGGCCGGATCTACTCTGAGGACCACCCAGACGCCTACGCTACCGTTCTGGATGCGATGAACGCCCTGCGCAGCCCGACCCTCAGCGAAGCGCTTGCGGCTGCCGGTTTCACGCGCCGCCCAAGCCTGAAAGCGATGGAGATGCGCGCGGCACTGGAACTGATCGCCACGCCGCAACGGCCAGACGGGACGTGGAACCGCGACCGCGAAGCATGCCGCGAACTGGCGGCCGAGGCATTGGGACGCTACGACGACAGCGAGCCGCCCAACGCCGAGTTCACCTGGAGCCAGCGATCATGACCGATACACCGCACCCGAAGTCCGCCGCTGGCTTTCAGGTGCAACGACCTGTTGGGCGGCCGGTGAACGAAGGCACGAAAGGATGAACGCGATGGACAACACGTGCACCGACTGCAACCAGCTTGTGCGCTGGTGCGAGTGCGGTCTATTCAGGCGTTTTGCTGCTGGTGAAGTTGGGGAAGGGCAAGAGCGGCGGGGGTCATGGCCCGCAGAAGGCGCCCGCTCACATATACCGACGGAAGCGGAGATGGCCACCGCGGAAGTCGGAGACGCCGGAGATGAGAGCCCGGCCGCCAGCAGCAAGACGCCCAACTAGCTGATATGCAGACTATGCAAAGTCACCACCGCCACCATCGCAGCCGCTGGGCGCACTGCAACACGCCGGACGCGCTACGCCGCCGACGCGCTGCGAACGACGCCCGGCGCGAGGCTTTGGCTGCCACGCTACCGCCAGTGCCAGCCGACCCTACGCCTGGCGACCTGTGGCAAACGGTGACGGTGCAGGTCTACGTGCCGACGCACGGCCGCTGCGATCAGCATGCAGCCGTCATAGACGGTGAGCGCGTGGGGCTGCTGTCTGCGACCGAGATCGGCCGGCGCGTGGCTGCTGCGCTGCGCAAGCGGCCGAGTTTTGCCGAGCGATGCGAGGCGAGGAACTACCAATGACCGGACGATGGTATTGCGTGGACAAGGAAGGCCTGGCGATGCTTTGCTATGACCGCAAAGACGCGCAAGCGTCGGTTGCCGAAAACGACAAGGCATGGCCCAGGAACGCGCCTCATCAAGCGGTGCGCCTTGGCGACATCGACGCGGCGAAGCGTGAAGCCGACCGCCTACGCCGCGAGCTTGCCGACATGACCGTCGAGCGCGACATCCTGCGCCGTGACAATGCCAACATGCGCGCCAGCGTGCATACGTGCGGGCCTACGTGCGCGATGGCCGGCTGCGTGAATGCGCGGCTCAGGGAAGCGCTGCGCACGGTGTTGTCCGTGTGGGACGATTCTGCGTGCCTAGTACCTATTGAGTTTGAGGCTGCTATTGACGCTGCGCGGGCTGCGCTGGGGGAAGCATGACCACGCCGACCGAACGCACGCATTCAACCGAAAGAGCCGAAACCATGACCGCAGAGCAGAAATCAATGGCCTTCGGCGACTGGATGATCGAAGTGTTGCAGGGAAAGCACGATCTCGGCAGCATGGAGGGCGCCTTGCGTGAAGCCTGGAAGCGCGGCCGGGCAGAGGGTGTCGAGCGTTGCGCCCTGATCGTCGCAGGGAACTACGGATGGGTGAACGGCACCTACTACGACGACCTCGCCGACGCCGTGCGCGGCCTGCCGGCGCCGGATGGGGAAGGGCCGCCAAAGCCCGTCGCCTGACTTGCGCGCCGCTGGATCTGGTGCTACGTTCCCGCCCGCGGGATAGCTCAGCAGTGGGAGAGCGGTAGGTTCATACCCTTCAGGTCGCCGGTTCGACTCCGGCTCTCGCAACCAAGCATCTTCACGCATGCGTCAGCGTCGACAAAAACTGAGGCCGGCAATCTGTCTGTATGGCAGAGCGCGGGCGCAGTCGTGAGGGTGAATGCGCAGGCTGATGCGCGCGTGTGGAACCAAGGTGCATAGCGGCTTCGCGCCGACTTGTTGCAACGACTAGGGCGGTTCGACTCCGCCTTGCCCTGCCGGCCAATAGATGACGCAGCAGGAAGCCGGAGATCAGCGCCGGCCACCCTCCACCATGCGGGCGACCTGACGGGTTCAGGCGCAGCCCTTCCAAGGCCGTAGACCGGGTTCGATTCCCGGCGCCCGCTCCAGTCCGGCACCCACAAACCAGGGTGCGCTGATCCGTGATAGTGCTTGTGTCACGGCTGGCCCCGTAAGACAATTCACACCGAGCCCTTGAGGCTAGGTTGTTTGCCCCGCAAGGGGACGGGGGCCAGCCCGGAACAGCCTTAGCCTCAAGGGCTTCGTCTTTTCCGGCGGGCGCTGGGTCTATCGGGCTGCGAGAGGTGGCCGGACGGAGGAAGGGCGAAATCCTGTAGGCCGACACGGGAACTCTCAACGACGTTCTGACAGTGGCGCGTGGCCGCCCCACAGAAGATGCATGGGGCATCGGTGGTTCTGCAGCCGTGGGTCCGTGGCCGAGACAAGCTGCGGGGAGCCTTCGACTGTCGGCGGGGCCGAGCTAGACGCTCCAGCGAGCGGAAAGCCTGCCGTGTGGTGCGCTGCTGGAAAGCACGCCATGCCCTGAGCGCGCCTGCGTGGCTCCGTCAGCGGCAATGCGCCCGGCCCGCGGCAACCCCGCGAGCTAGGCGGTTCCCTGCCCGAACGGCCAACGTCCACCATCAGCGGCACCGTCCAGGCACCCACAAACCCCACCCCCTCCACCGCCTACAAAGGCGGAATGGCGCAAAAGTCATCCGCACCAGCGCGGAAGTCAACAAAAAGAGGCAGTGGCCGGGGCGGAATGACGCCCCAGGTCATGCGCTTCGTTGCCGAATACTTGACCGACTTCAACGCCACCCAGGCCGCCATCCGCGCAGGGTACAGCGCCAAGTCTGCCAAGCAGATCGGGTCGCGGTTGTTGACTCGGGATGACGTGAAGGCCGCAATCTCCCCCAAGAGAGAGGAGGCAGTCGCGGAAAGGGCCGAGGCAATCAACAGGATGGTCCTGAGCGCCGAGCGCACCCGCCTGGAAATCGCCCGCATCGCGTACTTCGACCCGCGCCGCATGTTTGACAAGGACGGACGGCCTCTCGCGCTGACGGAACTGGACGACGACACCGCCGCCGCAGTGGCGGGCCTTGAGGTGACTGAGGAGTACGAAGGCCAGGGAGAAGATCGCCGGCTTGTAGGCCATGTCAAGAAGTGGAAGTTGGCGGACAAGAACGCGGCGCTGGACAAGGCGGCCAAGATCATCGGCCTGTACGAGAAGGACAACGAGCAGACGCGGCCGATGCTGCGCCCGCTTGCCGGCCTGACCACCGACGAATTGCGCGCGGCGCTGCGCGGCGAGGGTTGATGACTGCTGCCGTGCTGATCGACAGGCGTGCGCTGCTGGCCGAAGCATCGCGCGAACTGGCCCGCCGCGACCTAGTGGAGTTCGCGTCGCGGGTTCCGGTGCCTGGCTCGCCATCGGTCGAGGCCGACGAAACCGCCCGCATCCCCCTGATCGAGACACAGCAGGCCGAGCACCACAAGTTGATCTTGCGCGAGATGCAGCGGTGCATGAGCACGCCGCACGGCCGGCTGATGGTCCTCGCCCCGCCGGGTTCGGCCAAGAGCACCTATGCCAGCGTGGTTGCCCCGTGCTGGTATCTCGGAACCGCTCCAGGCCGGAAGATCATCCTCGCCAGCTACGGCGCCGACCTCGCGCGCCGGCATGGGCGACGGACTCGGCAGCTGCTGCGTGCCGCAGAAACGCAGGCCATCGTGCAGACCACGCTGGCCGAGGACAGCCAGGCGGCCGACGAGTTCGCCCTGTCCAACGGCAGCGAGTACATCGCCTGCGGCCTCCTGTCCGGCGTCACCGGCAACCGCGCGCACGGCATCGTGATCGACGACCCTATCAAGGGCCGCGACCAGGCAGAGAGCAGCGTGATCCGCCAGCGGTCATTCGAGGCCTACGAGGACGATCTGCTGACGCGCCTGATCCCTGGAGGCTGGGTGGTGTTCATCACGACCCGCTGGCACGAGGACGACCCGGCCGGTCGCATCCTGCCCGAAGGCTGGGCCGGCGAGTCTGGAGACATCAAGTGCCGCGACGGCAACGTGTGGCGCGTTCTGTGCCTGCAGGCCGAATGCACCGACTCTCGCACCGACCCGATGGGCCGCAAGGTCGGCGAAATGCTGTGGCCGGATTGGTTCGACTCGCGGCACTGGGCGCAGTTCAGGCTCAACCGGCGCACATGGTCGAGTCTCTACCAACAGATCCCGGCGCCAGCCGAGGGTTCGCTGTTCCGCCGCGATGACATGGCCGTCTACGACCGCGCGCCTGAGGGCCTGCGCATCATCGGCGCCAGCGACTACGCCGCTACGCCCGACGCTGGCGACTGGACCGAGCACGGGATCGCCGGCATCGCGCATGACGGCACGGTGTACCTGCTGGACTGGTGGCGTGGACAGACCGGCCCCGAAGTCTGGATGGAGCGCCAGATCGACATGATCGTGCGCTGGCGCCCGCTGGCCTGGGTCGGCGAAACCGGCCCGATACGTCGTTCCGTCGAGGGCATGCTGCGGCAGCGAATGGTGCAGCGCAATGCGCTGTGCCGCCTGGAGTGGATGTCTTCGGCCGGCGGCGACAAGCCCATGCGCGCCCAGGCCATCATCGCCACGGCCGGCATGGGCCGCCTTCTGTGGCCGCGCGCCGCCGCATGGGTTCCTGAACTGCAGCGCCAGTGCCTCGTGTTCCCGAACGGCTTGCCCGACGATGGCGTCGACACGCTTGGCCTGCTAGGCCGCGGCATCGACATCGTTGGCGGCGCAGACACATCGAGCGCCTACGCCGAACCGCCCGCCCCCGATTGGAGAATGTGATGGACGCCCAGCCGATTTCCACGAGCCACGTCGCGCCCACCGCCGCCGGCATCCCTGACCAGAACGGCCCGATGACGCGCGAGGAATACCTCGAAGTCCTGTTCGAGATCGAGAACCAGCCCCTTGCTTGGCGCGCGATCGCCGACAAGGAAATGGACTACGCGGACGGGAACCAACTGGACTCGCAGCTGCTGCAGGCGCAGGCCAAGCTGGGCATTCCGCCCGCGATGGAGAACCTGATCGGCCCGGCGCTGGAGGCGATTCAGGGCTACGAGGTGGCCACGCGCAAGGACTGGCGCGTGACGGCCAGCGGCCAGCCTGGCGGACGCGACGTGGCCGATGCCATCAGCTACAAGCTGAACCAGGCCGAGCGCACCAGCAAGGCCGACAAGGCATGCACCGAGGCATTCCGGCCGCAGATCGGCGTGGGCATCGGCTGGGTGGAGGTGTCGCGCTCGAATGACCCATTCGCCGACCCGTACCGCTGCAAGGTGGTTCACCGCAACGACATCCACTGGGATATGTCCAGCGGCAGCACCGACCCCGACGAGTGGCGCTACCTGCGCCGCCAGCGGTGGATGCGGCCCGAGCGGCTGCTGTCCATCTTCCCGAAGCATGCCGACCTGATCCGCGCCTATGGCCGCGACGGCGCTTCGTGGTGGACGGCCACGTCACTTGAGCAGTACGGCGGCGCACCGACAGGACTCAGCACGGCCTGGGACGAGGCCCGCGCCTGGACGATCCACGAAAACCGCTACTACAACTCGGCCACCAAGGAAGTCTGCATCGCCGAGCTTTGGTATCGGCGCTGGGTCGACGTGGGCATCCTTGAGTCGCCGGACGGCCGCAAGGTGGAACTCGACCAGAAGAACCCGGCCCACATCGCCGCGCTGGCTTCCGGGAGGGTGAAGTACAGCCGCGCCGTGGTGCCGCGCATCCGCCGCGCATACTGGCTCGGACCTCACCTACTGGCCGACGACCCGACGCCGTACACGCATCGGCACTTCCCCTACGCGCCGTTCTTCGGTTTCCTCGAAGACTCCACCGGGGTTCCGTTCGGCTACGTGCGCGATCTGGTGTTCCAGCAGGACACGCTGAACAGTGGAACCGCGAAACTGCGCTGGGGCATGAGCGCCGTGCGGACAGAGCGCACCAAGGGCGCCGTGGCGATGCCTGACGAGGTGTTTCGCCGCACCGTGGGACGCCTGGACGCCGATGTCGTGCTCGACGCGCAGCACATGGCGATGCCTGGAGCCCGCTTCGAGGTCAAGCGCGACTTCAACCTGAGCGACCACCAGCTGCAACTGCTGGACAACGCACGCCAGGCCATCCAGCGCGTGAGCCCGGCCGCTTCGCCGGCTCTGTCTGGCCGCCGCGGCACGGCCACGTCAGGCATTCAGGAGCAGACCCAGGTCGAGCAGGCCAATCAGGGCCTGGCCCGCATGATGTCCAACTTCAGCGACGGCCGGACGCTGGTCGGGGAAATGCTGATGGCGATGATCGTGGAGGACATGGGCAACGAGGAGCAAACGATCGTCGTCGAAGGCGATGCGGTGCGCCCGGACCGTACCGTGGTCATCAACAAGGTGGAAACCGACGCTGCCGGCTACAAGTACCTGAGCAACGACTTGCAGCGCACGCGCCTGATGGTGAGCTTGGAGGACGTGCCTAGCAGCAGCAGCTACCGCAGCCAGCAACTCACCGTCATGGGCGAAGCCGTCAAGTCCCTGCCGCCGCAGTACCAGGCCGCGGCGCTGCCGTTCATGGTGTCGCTGATGAACGTGCCTTTCCAGCGGGATCTCGTGGAGGCCATCCGCGCCGCCGGGGCCGCAGAGACGCCGGACCAGATCGAGCAGCGCATCAAGAAGGAAGTTGCCGACGCCCTGGCGCGCGCCGGTCACGACCTGAAGGCCCGCGAGCTCGACATGAAGGAGCGCGTCAGCGAGGCGCAGATCAAGAAGATCGTCGGCGAAGCGGTGCAGACCGGCGTGCAGGCGGCATTCTCGGCGATGCAGGCCGGCGCCCAGGTGGCGATGAACCCGGCCATCGCGCCCATTGCGGACGCCATCATGATGTCCTCGGGCTACCAGGCGCCGAACCCGGCCGGCATGGACCCGAACTTTCCGGTTCCCGCCGCGCAGCCTGCCTTGGCCGCGCCGGCTGCGCTGCCTGCCGTGCGCCAGAACACGAGCCCGTCCTTCCCTCCCGTGCCGCAGCAGGCCGCCCCGCAGGAGCCTGGCAGCGGCATGAACGGCATCGAGACGCCGACGCCGGCCGACAACCTGCCGCAGCCATGAGCCTCACAGCAGATACGCGAGCAGCTTTGGAGCCACGCCTGCGCTACGTGCTGGAGAAGGCGGAAGCCGGCTTGGCCGCAGCCAAGGATGCGTCCGAACGCGCACGCCTACGCGGAGAGGCGGCCGAACAGGAAGCCCAAGCCGGGATCGCGTTGGCCTATGCGGACATGAAGATGCGGATTGCCGAGGCTGCGACCATGCACCTTAGCGACTGCGCATTGCACAACGGCCCAGCACTCACGCCAGGGCCGTGCGACTGCAGATAAGCAGCGCCACGGGCGCCAATTTGGCACCCACAAACCACCCCACAGCAGTCCCGGAAACTGTGCGCCAAGCCCAGCAATGGGTGAAGACCGCGCGCAAGCGCGAACGCATGGACCCTTGCGGCCACAGCGATAAGTGGCGGGAACTGCATCAATGACGACCGTTCAGGACTTTCTCAGCAGCAACGAAATCACGGGCGCCCTCACGCCCGCGCAGGCTGCGCAGCTACTGGAGCTGCCGCAGGGCGATACCGCTTCGGCGGAACAAGCTGACCCGCCCGTGTCAGCGCCTGCACCGGAACCCAGCCCGGCGGCTACCGAGAAGAACACGACGAAGACCGATCCGGCCGAAGACCTTTCGGCTGAAAACGCGGTGATCTTGGCCAGGGACGGCAAGCACACCATCCCGTTCGACAAGCTGGCCGAGGCGCGCGAGAGCGCGCAGCAGGCAGCGGCCGAGCGTGATGCTGCGGTGCGCCGTGCCGCGGAGCTTCAGGCGCAACTGGAGGCCGCCCAACGGCCGGCAGCTGCACCGGCTCCGCAGGCTGAATCTACCGTCGACCTCAAGACACTGCGCGCCGAGCACATCGCCGCGCTGGTCAGCGGGGACGACGACAAGGCCCTGGAGCTTGCAGAGCAGATCGACGCCGAGGTGCAACGCCTCGCCGAAGAACGAATCATGCAGCGCCTGGCCAACGACCGCGCCAAGGATCAAGCGACCGCGGCTGCTGACACGTTGCAGCAAACCGCGGCAGACCTCAAGGCCAAGTACCCGGCGCTCAATGAAACGAGCCCGAACGCGGACCCCGAGGCCATCGACTTCGTTGTCTACAAGCGTGATGCGCTGATCGCCGCTGGCGAACTGCCGCACAAGGCGCTTGAGCAAGCCGTGGAGAAAGCGGCTTCGCTGTTCAAGTGGAACGGTCAACCTGCCGCTGCGCAACCCGCCCAACGGGATGCCGCCGCGGCTGCTGCTGCAGCCATCGCAGCGGCGAAGGCGCCAACGCCTGCAACCCTCTCGGACATCCCGGGCGGCAAGCCGGCGGGCCTTTCGCTGGAGGCGCAAATGGCAACCAAGTCCGGCCCCGAAATGCTCGATGTCATGCAAGACATGACCCGCGACCAGATCGAGGACTTCCTGAACCGCACCATCTGACCCGCAAGGAATCAACATGCCCACCACGACCCACGCCGCATACGGCGACACCACCAACAACATCAAGCAGGCAGTCGGCCTGTTCGCTGCCCACATGCAGCGCAACAGCATGATGGCCAGCATGACCGGCCCGATGCCCAAAGGCCCGTCCGGCGCGTCGAGCACGCTGCGCAAGCAGACGACGCAGCACATGCCCATCGTGACCTGCCAAGACCTCGGCAAGAGCGACGGCGACGAGGTGACCTTTCACCTCCTGAACCCGCTCAAGGCCAAGCCCATCATGGGCAGCGCCTACGCCGAAGGCCGCGGCACCGCGCTGTCGCTGGCGCAGGACAAGCTGCGCGTCAACCAGGCCCGCTTCCCGGTGAGCCTGGGCGACTCGATGACCGACATCCGCAGCCCGGCCGACTTCCGCGCGCTGGGCCGCCCGGCCGCGCAGAACCTGCTGGACCGCTACATCGACCAGTCGTTGCTGGTCCACATGGCCGGCGCCCGCGGCTTCCACGACAACATGGAGTGGGTGATCCCGACGACGGCCGATGCCGACTTCGCCAAGATCATGGTGAACACGGTCAAGGCACCGACGAAGAACCGGCATTTCCTGGCCGACGCGACCGATGCCGTCAAGGCGTTCGGCCTGTCGAGTTCGGACGTGGACCTGGGCACGACGGACCTGTTCACCATCGACACCGTGGACGCCATGCGTTCGGTGCTGGACACGATGCCTCTGCCGCCCCCGGGCATCCAGATCCCCGGCGATGCCGCGGCCGAGGACTCGCCCCTGCGCCTGTGGCTGCTGTCGCCCACGCAGTTCGACTCGTTCGCCGCGTCTTCGACCTACCGCACCTACCAGGCCAACGCGATGGCCCGTGCGGCGCAGGCCAAGCAGCATCCGCTGTTCCTGGGGCCGGACACGGCGCTGTGGAACGGCTTTCTGCTGAAGAAGATGCCGCGCCCGATCCGCTTCTACGCCGGTGACACGGTGAAGTATTGCGCATCGGCCACGAGCGAAACCGAGTCGAGCGCCACCGTGGCGTCGGCCCTGACCTCCGGCACCTACGCGGTGGACCGCTCGATCATCCTGGGCGGCCAGGCCGTCGCGCAGGCCCTCGCAGCGTCGCGCCTGTCGGGCATCCCGTTCTTCTGGAGCGAGAAGATGCTGGACCACGACGACAAGGTGGAGCTGCTGATCGGCGCCATCCGCGGCGTCTCGAAGGTGCGCTTCGCAGTGTCGACCGACTCCGGCGACGTGGTGACGGACTACGGCGTGACCGTGGTCGACACCGTGGTCAAGACCCCGGGCGGCGTGCAGTAAGCGGCTGACCAACCTCAAGGAACATCATCATGGCAACCATCACCAAGAAGACCGCTTTCGACCGCGCCATGAACGGCGCACCCTACGGCGACCTGACCGCGCTGGTCTTCCGCATGCAGACCAACGCCTCCGGCGTGCTGACGGGCGGCGACGCCACGGCAGCCATCGCCGATGGCGACGTGGTGCGCATCGGCAAGATCCCGGCCGGCACCAAGCTGCTGGATTCCGTCGTGACGATCAGCGATGCCTTCACGGCCAGCTCGACCTACAAGATGGGCTTCCAGTACGTCGATGGCGTCGATGTCACCGCCGTACCGCAGGACGACGACTACTTCACGGCGGCCAGCACCGCCCTGTCGTCGGTCGCCGTGCAGCGCAAGGCCACGACCACGGCGCCGGTCACGCTGCCCAAGGACGCCTACCTGATCCTGACCAACGCGGGCGCCGCGCAGGCTGCGGTGGGCATCCTCGATGCCGTCATCATCGGCCAGGTGGTCGGCATCGAAGCCTGATCTCCTTGACGGGCGGGCCTTCGGGCTCGCCCACTTTTTGCCAGGACATCACGCGATGAGCGAGCCACAGATTCCGGTCAAGTACATCGGCCCCGATGCCTATTGGGAAGCCTACCTGTACGGCGTCAAGCTGCGTTTCGACAACGGGCAGACGCGCGCACTGCCGGAGTCTCTGGCTCTGAAGTTCCTGACGCACGGTGACACCTTCGGGCGCGACGAGTCCGCTGTCGTCGCGCCCAAGACAACCGAGCAGGAGACGGCCGAAGCGCTGGCCCAGGCCGAGAAGCAGCAGCAGGACGAGCACGAGCAGTACCTCGAACTGCATGAGGTGCTGGATCGCGTGAACCTGATGGGGAAGGAGCAGCTGGTCGAGATGGCCACCCGCTACGGCACCAAGCTCGACGGCCGCAAGAGCGTCGAATCGCTGCGCGGCACCGTGAAGCAGTTGATCGACCTCAACGGCCTGATCTGACATGACGCTTGAGCAGTTGCGCGCCCTGTACCGCTCGCTGGCGCGCGACGAGGTGGAGCCGTACCTTGCGAGCTACGAACTGGTCGACGCTCTGCTGAACGAGGCCGAGGAAGAAGCCGCCATCCGTGCGCGCCTGATTCACGACGACTCGACCGCGGCCGTGTGCGAGATCGACGTGGCCGCGGTCGCCGCCGTCTACCCACACACCTACACGCTGCACGCCAGCCTGTACGAACTGACGAGCGTTCGCCTGTTCACGCCGGCCGATGGCGACCCGGTGGATCTGCGCCTGGTGTCGCGCGAATGGCTGAACCGCAACGTGCCCGACTGGCGCGAGAGCACGGAAGACCCGGCCTACGTCATTCAGCAGGACACCACGCTTCGCATCGTGCCGGCGCCCAGCGCCGAGGGCCTGCTGAAGCTGGAGGGCTACCGCCTGCCCCTGGCGCCGATGGTCGATGACGAAGACACGCCGGAAATCAACGGCGCACACCACCGGCACCTCGTGCAGTGGGTTCTGCACCGCGTCTTCGGCGTACCGGACAGCGAAATGTTCGACGCCGCCCGCAGTGGCCGCGCGCTGGCCGAGTTCGAGCGCCACTTCGGCCCGGCCGTGGACAGCGACCTGCGCCGCAGCACGCGGCACGATGTCGAGCACCACAACGACGCCATCCTGCCCTGACCCGGAGCCCCCATGACCAAGCGCTTCTACGTCAATGGTGCTGAGCTCACGCTGGGCGCCTCAATCGACTGGGTTGGCGCCACGATCAAGGCGCACCTCGTCAAGAGCGCCTACGTGCCGAACTACAGCACGCACGACTTCAGGGACGACCTTGGGGCCAACATCGTCTCCACCGTGACGCTGGCCAGCAAGACGATCACGGGCGGGGTCTTCGACGCTGCGAACCTCGTATTCCCGGCCGTGGCAGGCGGCAACGTCTGCAATGCGATCGTGCTGACCAAGGAAGTCACGACGGACGCCGACAGCCCGCTGCTGATCTACATCGACAGCGCGGACATCACCAACTTCCCGGTGACGACCTCGGGCGGCGACGTGAACGCGGCATGGGCGGACACGGCCTACAAGATTTTCAGCCTGGTTCCCTGATCGGGGCGCAGCATGGCCCTTGAGTATCGTGACCGCGTATCCGACTACACGTCCGACACAGGGACGGGAACTGTCGCGCTGGCTGGCACGCCGCCTGTAGGGTTCCGAGACTTCACGGCGCACACGACCGGCGCCACGGTGCGCTATCTCATCATTAGCGCCGACAGTTCGGAGTGGGAGGTCGGGCAGGGAATCTGGACGACATCCGGCGCCACGCTGACCCGCGACACGGTATACGCATCGAGCAACGCCGGCGCACTGGTGAACTTCTCTGCCGGAACCAAGGCTGTTTCGTCGGTGATGACCGCAGCCGACGCGCCGGCCTACGTGGGGTGCAAGGCATACAACAACGGCACGCAGACCGTCGCCAACGCAACCGCTACCCTTGTGACATTCGGCGCCGAAGAGTGGGACACGGACGGCATACACAGCACGTCGAGCAACACCAGCCGATTCACGGTGCCGGCTGGCAAGGCCGGGAAGTGGCAATTCTCTTGGAGCCTGCATTTTGCTGGAAGCGCGTCGGGCGTCCGCATCACATGGCTGCGCAAGAACGCGGCCGGCGCCGGCTCCAGCACGGACAACGTGATCGGCTCGGCCGACTACCATAGCGGATCAACAATCTACACGTCTGTCTCCAATACGACAGTGATGGATCTGGCTGCTGCGGACTACGTAGAGGTTTGGGCGTACCAAGACTCAGGCGGCACGCTGAACATTGGGGCGGCCACGGGCGGCAGCACCAACCCCGAGATTTGCACCATGGAAGCCAGGTTCCTGGGGTGACATGAGCTACGGCGCAGCCCTGTTCGGCACCGCGCCATTCGGGGCAACGGAGCCTCCAAGTAGGGACTCGTCGCATGAGGTTGCGTCCCTCGGGTACATCGTCGGCTTCGGGACGCCGTTTGCGACGGCGGACGCGGCGATCGCTTCGCTGGGCTGCGTCGCATCGTTTGGGGGCCAACTGGTTGGCGCCGGCAGCGTCTATCGGGTCAAGTCTCTTGGCGTCGTGGCACGGTTCGGGTCAGTGACAGCGCCGGGGGCGGCAAATGCAGCGGTCGCATCACTTGGATATGTCGTGCGCTTCGGCGGGCCCGTGGCGGCCATCAGGTTCAAACAACGGGCGGCAGCATGAAGATCGAGCGCTTCACGGGCTTGGACAACCAGAACACCGGCTACGACGAGGAAAGCCTGAAGCCCGGCGATCTGATCGAGGCCACGAACTGCTACGTCGACAACGACGGCTGGATGGTGCGCCGCGACGGCTTCGCTCTGGCGAGCTCGGGCGTCTACACGTCGATCTGGAAGGGGACAACGCTGACCCTGGCTGTCCTGGCCGGAGATCTGGTGAAGGTCGGCGGCGGCACGCTGCACGCCAGCGTCGGCACGGGCCGCATGTGGTTCGAGGAACTGCCGGACGGGCGCGTGATCTACAGCAACGGCACGGCGATGGGCGTGGTCAACGCGGCCGGCAGCGCCCGAACGGCCTGGGGCGTTCCGGTGCCGACCAGCGCAGGCAGCGGCGCCAACACCACGGGAAGCCTGCCGTCAGGCGTCTACAGGTGGTGCCTGACGCACCGCCGCACCGCGGACGGCCTGGAGGGCGGCCCGGTCTACTCGGGCACCGTGACGGTTTCCGGCGGCGGCATCGCGCTCACGAGCCTGCCCACGCTGGCCGACCACACCACGAACGTCTACATCACGACAGCGGACGGCACAGAGCACTACTACGCCGGCAACACCGCTGGGAGCACGTTCACCCAGACCAGCGCGGCCAGCCGGGTCAGGAAGTGCATGACGCACTACTGCAAGGCGCCGATCTCCACCGGCATCCTGCCGCGCTTCTGGCGTGGCCGCATGCTGCTGGCCGTGGGCGATACGCTCTACGCCACCAAGGCGCGCACTCTGCACCTGTTCAACGTCAAGGAGGACGCGCGGCGCTTCGGAGGCACCATCACAATGGTCCAACCGGTCGAGGCCGGGATCTGGGTCGGCACGACGGAGGCCCTGTACTTCCTGGGCCCGGCCGGCGAGTTCGGCAAACTGGTGATGCACCGGCAGATCGACGGGCCGGTGCTTCTCGGGTCGGGCGTGGCCTGCCGCGGCGGCGCGCTGCTGCGCATGGGGTCGCAGGGCCCGGGTGCAGCTGGAGACGGCAACGACGGCGCGCTGTGCATCGCAGCAAGGGCCATCACGGCGCTCTACGCGGACGGCTCGTGCAAGGCGCTGACCGATGGCCGCTACCTGGTGGCGTCTGCGGTTACTTCGGTGGCCGCGGCAGTCATCGAGGACGGGCCCCTGTCGCAGTACGTGGCGATTCCGCAGTAGGCGCATGGACTGGCTCAAGCCGCTCAACCCCCGCGGCGAGGCCAGCGCAGGGGACAACAACGACACGCAAGTAGCCTGGCTGCGCGTGATGCAGGGCGAGGCAAGCACCGCGCAGATCACGGTGGCGCGCAAGGTCTTCGCAACGCACCTGGCCGACATCAGCCTGTCGCTGGCCGGCTACCACGCCATCACCTACAACCTGCCGGACGGCTCGCGGCTGCGCATCGTCAGCAACTCGGGCATCCACCACGCTACGCTGTGGCCGGCGGCCGTGGTCCCGATACCAACGCTGCCGCACGGGTTCGCGGTGGTAACGAACTGGGCAGCGCCCAAGATTTTCAAGCGGGTGGTGACGGTCGACCCGCCGGCCGTCGAGTGGAAGACAGACCCGATCCCGGTGCCGCAGTGCAGGACCGACCTCGAAGGGGAGAATCAGGTCTTTCGGGCCAACAGCGCGACGACCTACTTTAATCACCCGATGGTGTTGACGGACGGCGCGTCGCGCTCGCGGTGGGACTACCTGAAGCACAGCGCGCCAACCCTGGCGTCGGCAAACCCGGTGGTGCCGCTCTGCACGCAGGCCGGCGCGGACTACAACACGCGCGTCGTGCACTACGGCGTCGACAACATCATCAAGAACAGCGCGGGCGCTGACATCTACACGATGACCCTGAGCCCGGCGATCCTGACCGTTGACCCCGAGACGCCCGTGCATGTGCCCGCCGCGACGACGGCCGCCGGGACTGAGGTGATCCTTCAGCACGTCCGCGTCGCTCTGATCTCACCAACATTCGAGATCTACCGGGCGCGCTTCGCCAACGAGAGGCTCGCACGGCCCGACGAGGCAACCTACTCGCTGACCGAGCGCAACGTAGTCACGAAGGACTTCCCGCTCGGAGTCGGGGGAGGAGGACCAAGCACTTTCCTCCCCGGCATACGCGTACTCGGTTCGCTCGAATATGAGCCGACCGCGTCGCCGCTGCTCTATATGATGTACGGCCGAGTCTTCGGCACTGGTAGCCACCAATGGTTCGACCCACCAGCCGGCGGCCTAGGACCTTTCAGGTCGTACATCTGGGGCTTCGTCGACGCGCCCTATGAACTCGAAGTCGGAACCGTCTATTCCGGCGAAACAGAATGGCGCGAGCGCACGCCAAGCTCCCCGGAGGTCATCGACAAACTGATCGCTCTGCCAGAGGCGACCCAGGTCTTCTGGCCCCAAGTCATTGCGGACCTGGACTACCCCCCCGAGATCTTCTGGCGCGGAGGGGAGACCAGGGCCTCTATCCTGTACCCAGAATCCGTATCGCCGAGTTACGGGGAGCCGGTGACGTGGAAGAAGAGAGTCGACACGTACTACCGCATCGCGGCAGCGCCTTCTGTCGAGGTAGACCTGATCTGGTCCGCCCTCAAAGTCTTCGAGGGCGAGTCGGCGTCCCTGATGGACGGGAGGCACTACGTCATCGGCAAAAACGTGCAGCGGGCCATCGGCATCCTCTCGTCTATCGAAGCGGCGGGGGTCATCCTCCCTGATTACCCGGGGGGATTTAAGACCTTCCCCGACCCCGGCACGCTAGCGGCCTTCGTAGCCAGCGAAGACGCGAACAACCTGAAACCCTCACTGGTCGCCAAGCTGAACGAGTACCCGTACCCGGCCAGCACCGTCGACGAGATTCAGGACTCTATGACCCCGCTCAACACGGTGGACTACGCACTCAAGAGTCGCCACGTCATCGACTTCGACCACAAAGGACAGTTCTACGCCGCGATACGTGTCGAGGTCGACGCAGCCGGCGCTGAGTGGCAAGGCACTGGGGCGTACTGGGGAGACATGGAGCTTACTGCGACTCCGACCTACACAGTGCGGATCTACTTCGAGACGTGCTGGAAAGGCGTCGTCGCGGAGACCCTGCTGACGACGGCGAGCAGCCTCCGGCCGCCGTTCGAGGCGGCCGCCGTCCCCAAGAGCAACGTCATGCACGCCGCGTTCGGGGCTGGCCCCTCGCCGGGCGACATCGTCGTGCACACAGCCCCGAACATCTCCCCGCCGATCGCCTGCTACGAGCAGCTCAAGACCATCGCCACTCACCAGGGCGTCAACACTCACCTCGTCTGCGCCGACGTGCGCCCCGACATCACCGGCGACGCAGCGACGAAGGCCCAGAGCACGGCAGGCATCGAGTTCTCGACCATCGAAGGCGGCGCCATCCGGCCGCACACGAAGTACGTCACCGGACAGCTGTACGCCCGCACGTTCAAGCTCGCCGACTTCCCGGATGCGCTGTGGCTGCTGCACTCGACCAAGTGCGACGCCAAGGAGAACGACGGCGCCACGGGCCCGGACTACTTCTACATGTCGGCGCTGAAGACGACAATCGACACCGTGGATTTCCACGTCGAGGTGCGCGACGGCGTGCATGAAACGTGGTCCGACGACTTTATGCCAGGGCCAGGACAGCCGGCCGCGGCGGCACGCGACATCAAGCTCTACAGGGTGTGACCATGACAGCCATCGTGATGAACACGCGCAACGGGGCAGTGACCGAGTACGGGGCGAGTTTCGCCTTCGTCGGCATCACGCCCACGCAGGCGGCCAGCGCCAGCGGGCTCTACACGCTGGGCGGCAACACCGACGCCGGGGTGGCGATCTCGGCGCCGTTCCGAGGCCCGTACCAGGGCGCGGAGCCGGTCATGGCGTCCGGCAACGTCTACCTCGGCATCCGCGGCGACGAGGGCGACGACAAGGGCATGGTGCGCGTGCTGGCCGGCGGCAAGAGCGTGGCGCGCGGCACGGAATGGCAGTACCCGCTCTATGCACAGGGCTCGGGCATCAGCCGGGCCATCCTCGGCAAGGGCATCCGCGAGAACTCGCTGGCCTTCGGGTACACGAACACGGGCGGCGCGGCCTACACCATCCGCAGCATGCAGATCGACGCCACCAGCAGCAAGAACCGAAAGGCAGGGTAAGAGCATGGCAACTCCAGCAGAAGTAGTCCAAGAGGAACGTGGCCGTGCGGAAGCGCTGGCCGATCAGTTCATTGCGATGGTCGAAGAGGCCGCGGCGACACTGTTCGCTGCCGTCGTCGCTTCGCCCGTGGTGGATGTCACCTTCGATGCCGTCGTGGAGCCGGCGCTGGAAGAGGCGACCGCCCTGCGCACGGCGCTGGAGGCCCGGCTTCTCGGCGGCACCGGCCTGGATTCGACCGTCGAGGCGGCGATCTGGAACCGGGCGCGCGAGCGTGAAGCCGCAACCGCGCAGGCCCAGGTTGACGAGGCCACGCTGCAGGACGAAGCCCTCGGGTTCGACTTCCCGACCGGCGCCCTGAACGCCAGGCTCGAAGCGGTGGGCCAGGAGTACCACAACAAGGTCAGCAGCATCAGCCGCGACATCGCCATCAAGCAGGCGGATCTGGAGCAGCAGAACCTGCGCGACGCTATTCCGGCGCTGCAGGCCCTGTACGGCTTTATCGTGACGCAGGACGTGGAGCACTGGCGGGCGCTGATCTCGCAGAACGAGGCGACCAAGAACTACGTGCTGCAGGCGGCCAAGCTGAACGCGGACATCCTGAACGCGAACCGCGCGACGCAACTGGACGCGGCCAAGACGCTTGCGCAGACCTTCGCGCAGCTTGCGGCATCGGCCATCGGTCGCGTGGGCGTGAGCGCATCCGTCAGCGGCAGCAGTGGCACCAGCGTCGGGTACAGCTACGGCGGCAACGTGAACGCCGACGTGTCCCCGGTCACGGTCATCTAGCACCCACCGGCAGGCCCGGCCCAACCGGGACAATGCCTGCCATCAGCAGGAGCCACGCATGGCAGGCATTGACACGATGACGCCGTACCGCGACCCGCGGAAGGCGGCCGGAGCGGCGGCTCCGAAGCTGGACTACAACGCGCAGACTGGTTGGACGCGCGGGGGCGCGCCTGTAGGCGCGGCGCCCGCTGCCGTGCCACCCGTCGCTGCGACGCCGCCAGCAGGAAACGTCTACAGGCCAACCATTCCTGTAGGTGCCGCTCAACCGTTGGACAGCGTACCGAAGGAGTTTGCCAAGGCGGGGATCAAGGTTCCAGTGGCAGCGCCTACGTCCATCCCCGCCCGAGCGACAGGCGTAGCAAATGCAGTCTTGGACGCAGACGTGGGCAAGGCAGCGGCAAGCGCAGCCAAGGCCACAGGCGGCGCCGCGACCAGCGCCACACGCAAAGCTATCGGCTCTCTGACTCAGGGCCTCGGTCGTGCTGCAATCCCGCTGACGGCAGCGATGCAGGCATACCAGACGGCCAACACTGGCACAGACGAGTATTACCAGCGCACCGGCATTGACCCGACCGCGACAGTCGTCCCGCAACTGGCAAAGGACATCGGCGTTCGTGCCCTTGGAACTTTGCAGGATGTCGGGAACAACATGACATTCGGCTTGGCCGACCGCGTTGGCAACCTCATCGCAGGCAACGGGTTCAACCGTAGCGCTCAGTACGCAGATGGCGCTGCGCCGGCTGCACCAGCCGGAACGACGGCCGGCATCGGCGACATTCCGCAGGCCGCTGCAGGAGCTGCCGACATGGCGGCGCGGCGTGGCGCGGCACGCGATGCGGCTGGCGCGGTCGAGTCCGCGGCGCCTGCACCGGGCACCATCACCTACGACCCGAAGACCAAGACCTACAGCGGGACCGACGTGAAGGCCGGCGCCGAGATCACTGGCGGCGCCGGGGCCGGGCGCGGCACGGGCCGCGGCACCGTGACCCAACTTCCGACGCCGGGCGTCGACGGCTACATGAACCAGCTGGCCAACATCCGCGCCCTCGGCCACGCGCCTGACAGCACCGTGGGCCAAGGCGCGGCCGGCCTCGGCGCAGCCACGATTGGCAGCGACTTGCGCGCCAAGACCGACGCCATGACGCCCAGCGACATCGCGCGCCTTGCCAAAGGCGGCACGGGCGGCCGGGCGCAGGCGGCAGTCATCAACCAGGCGCAGCAGCAGGCCATCCAGGCGGCGCAGGGCGAGCGCAATGCCGAGCTCACGGCGCGCGGGCAGGACATCGGCGCCGTGACGGCTCAGGCCGGCGCGGCGAACCAGCGCGACATCGCGGCCATGCAGGGCCGGACGGCGCGCGACGTGGCGACCATCGGCGCCGAGAGCCGGGCGGACGCCGCGGAGGCGCGCGGCCCGCAACGGGCGCGGTACACGCCGGTTCAACTGCCCGACGAGGTGAGCCCGGACGGCTTCACCACGCGGCGCATGGGTACGGCGCTGCTGAACAACGAGACGGGCGAGATCGTCTACCCGGGCCAGGGCACGGGGCTGAAGCCGGCTGCGCCGCCGGCTGGCGCGGTGCAGAAACTCCGAGCCGACCCGAAGCTGGCGGCTGACTTCGATGCCAAGTACGGCAAGGGCGCCGCCGCTGCCGCGCTAGGCCAGTGACGGGTGCCAGATGAGCAACGCCTTTGACGAGTTCGACAAGCCTGCCAACGCCTTCGATGAGTTCGACGGCCCCGCGAAACCGGCGCCGCCCAAGTCCGGCCTGATCCGCCGCGGCATCGGCGACACGGCCGTCAGTCTGGTTAAGGGCGCCGTTGCCGTGCCCGAGGCCGCTGTCGGCCTTGCGGACATCGCCACGGGTGGCCGCGTCGGCAAGGCGTTGGAGAACAAGGACGGCGCCATTGGGTTCCGTCCGGCCGAGGCACGCGCCGCGCTGGACGAGTTCTACTCGCCAGAGCAGCAGGCCGCGAACAAGGCCGTGGAGGATGCGCAGGGGTTCATCCCCACGGCCCAGGCCATGCTGCAGAACCCGTCCACCATCGCCCAGGGCGTCGCGCAGAGCCTGCCGCTCATGGGTGCCGGTGGCCTTGTCGGTCGCGGCATCACAAAGGCCGCGCCTGGTGTCGGCAAGATTCTCGGCATCGGCGCGGGCGAGGGCATTGTCGGCGCCGGCTCGCAGGCCGAGTCCATCCGCCAGCAGACGGACGACGGGCTTCTGACGCCGAAGCAGGCTGCGCTGGCCGCGGGAACTGGCGCCGCTACGGGCGTCATCACGGCCGGTTCCGGTCGCATCGCCAACCGCCTCGGCATCGGCGACATCGACCAGATGATCCTGACGGGTCAGATGGGCGGCAGCGCAGCCAAGAAGGGCATCATCCGCCGCGCTGGCGAAGGCGTGCTGACCGAGGGCGTGCTGGAAGAAGCGCCGCAGTCGATGTCAGAGCAGGCGCTGCAGAATCTGGCGCTGGATCGTCCTGTCGGCGAAGGCGTCGGGTCTGCGGCAGCGCAGGGCCTGCTGACTGGTGGCTTGATGGGCGCCGCCGCCGGGCCGCTGATCCGCAACCCAGGGGCCAAGGCCGACGCGCCGCCCGTGGTTCCCGGCCAGCCGGTACAGCCGGCCACCCCCGGCGACGCCATCCGTGCGACCGCGCCGCCCGTCACCGGCCCGCTGACCGGCGCTCTTGCCGCCGGCACCGAGGTTGCAGCGCAGGCGGCCGACGCTGCCGTGGCGCCGCTGCCGGTGGGCCAGGCGCAGGAACTGTCGGAAGAAGAAAGAGCAGCAATCGCGGGTCAGGTTGACCCCGATGGGCAGCAACTCGTCAAAGAGCGGCGCCGCGCCATCGAAGACCGCCAGCGCCAAGAGTTCGGCCAGCGATTCCAAGCCGCAGGCCCCGACACCCGCGAACTGAGCCTGGAGGAAGCCGCGGCGCTGGCCGCGCAGCCGACCGAGCAGACCGACCGCATCCCCGTGGGCCGCGCCCGCGAGTTGCCGGTGGACACGGTGGAGCCGGCCGACGCTGGCGGCCCGGATCTGCTGCGCTCGAACGAAGCCCGCCGCGAGCCGCGCACGCCGAAGCCCCAGGCCACGCGCGACATGACCGACGCCGACGTGGTGGCGGCCTACGTCGAGCAGCGCCGCACCGAGGGCACGCTGGCCGGGCGCCGGTTCGCTGGAGACTTCGACGCTGGACGAATCACGCCGGCCGACGTGCTGGCACTGGCGCGGCCGCGCACCGAGGCCACGCCCGACGAACGGCTGGCCGCTGCCGCAGCCCAGGCGCCGAAGCCACGCGGCGGCATCCAAGTCCCGCCCGCATCGAAGCAACCCAGGGAGACATCCCGTGTCGATCAGCCTGACGCATCAGGAACTGCCCGAGGAACTTCTGCAGCCGGTGCTGGAAGGGCACCTGTCGCTGGCGGAAGCGGCGTGGCTGTGGGACGAGTGGTTGCTGACGCCGGACAACGGCAGCCGGGATCTGCCGCCGCAACTGTGGCCGGCGGCGGAGAAGTTCGTCCTTCTGGGGATGGACTGCCCGGCGACGCGCCACTGACCACGCTGCAAGCCCGGCGCGAGGCTGCGAAGAAGAATGCAGCGGCCCCGGCAGTTACCCAAGCCCCCGCCAGCCCGGCCGAGGCGCCGGGAGTCGCTGCGCCAGCCCCCAAGAACGCGGAGACTGCTGCTGCCGAACCTGTAGCGCCAGGGTTGGATTCAGAGCTGCGTGGTGGTGTGCTGCCACCGGGGTTTCTCGGCATGACGTGGCGAGAGGCGGTTGACAAGATCGTGGCAGAGCACGGCCGCGCCGCCTACATCAACGGCAACTCGCTGATGTACCCATCGGGCCGCCAGGGGCAGTCCAACGGCATCGGGAACATCCCGAAGGACGTGCTGGACTACGCGACGGAAGCGCTGAAGCCGAAGCCGGCAACGGGCGTTGACTGGTGGGACGAGGAACAAGCCCCGCCGACAAGCGATTCAACCGATGAGGCGCAAGACCCGCACGCATCGGAAAAGGAGAACCTGAAGCGGATCAAGGAAATCTCCGAGCGGCAGAAACTTGGGCTGCATACGGACCACATGCGGTCGGACGGTCTTGCCGCGACTGGATGGTCTGCGGAATCCGTCGAGAACGCCGCCAACGCGATGATCCCGCCTGTGGTGCGCGGCATGAGCGAGGCTGCGCAGAAGTCCGTAGAAGCGCTGCGCGAGCGCGTGACCGATGTCCGGTACGCGCCGACTGACGGAGCCACGAACGACATCACTTTCAAGTTTGACGGGAAGCCGATGATAGGCGCGCTGCGCGGTCGCAACTCCGACGCGGTGCTGCGCGGCAAGGACGCCGAAAGCGACCGTGCGCTGGCAGTGAGAATCCTGCTTGATGGTGATGCCAAGGCAGCGCCAGCCGCCCCCACACAGCCCAAGACGCTGAAGGAGCGGAGGGAGGCGGCGAAGCAGGCGCAGCAGGCGCAGCAGGACAAGGAAGCCGCCGCGGGCGTGGTGACATGGCAGCGCAAGCCGCCGCGCGACGGGTTGCCTGGGAGCCTTGTCCACCGATTCACGACCGCCGAGGGCATGGACGGCCAAGTGCTGATCTCGCCCCCGGGCTGGCGCAAGGGCGTCAAGTCCTACGTGGTGTCGTTCGACCGCACGGGTGGCGCGCTGGATGAGAAGGGGCGCACCAAGTTTTACCCGACCGTAGACATCGGCAAGTTTCGCACCGAGGAAGCCGCACGCATCGCGGCTGAGAAGGTCATCTCCGAGAACCGCCGCGCCCCCGAAACCCCCGCACCCGCACAACCCGGTCCCGCCAGTGAAAGCGTGGCTGCACAGCAGGCGGCGCCGAGTGCGAATACGGTCTTCACCGAAGACGCCGCCGCCGCCGCCCGAGCCCGCCTGAAGGCCAAGCTGGGCCGCCTGCAATCGGGCCTGGACCCCGAGACGATCATGGACGGCATCACGCTGGCCGGCTACCACATCGAGAAGGGCGCCCGCACGTTCGCGGCCTACGCTCGCGCGATGGTGGACGACCTGGGCGACGCCGTGAAGCCGTACCTGACCGGCTGGTATATGGCGATCAGGAATGATCCACGCGCCGCGGCTTTCAGGGGCGACATGGACAAGGCCAGCGCCGTCGAAGACCTTGACGTGGATGCGGTCCTGGCCGAGCGCGACCCGGAGGCCGATCAGCGCGCCGCAGTCGCAGAGGTGGCCCGCCGCCGTGCGCTTGGCGACGAGCAGCGCATGGGCACCGTGGAAGCCACCCACAAAGACCCCGGCGAGCCCGCAGAGCCGGTGACTGCCGAGGTGGTGGCCGAGGTCATCGAGAAGGCCGCCAAGAACACCGACCGCAGCCGAAGCGAAATGAAGGCCGAGGCGCTGCGCCTGGTGGACGAGGCCATCGCCAAGGCGCCGGACAAGGGCGACAAGAAGATCACGATCAGCGTGCCTGGCGACGGCGTGTTCAAGGTGGTCAACAACGTCACCCGCCTCAAGGAGTTCCGCCGCCAGATCGAACTGAGCCCAGGCTTCAAGGACAAGTTGCCCACGTTCCCGATCGGCAAGGCCGTGTCGGGCGGCAACTATGGCCCCGACCAACTGGCCCGCGAAATGCTGGAAGACGGCGAGCCCGTCAACGCGGTCGAGATTCTGGAGGCCGCCGGCAAGACGATGATGTTCGGCAACGGCAACGGGGCGTCGATCCCGTACACCAACGCCGAGCCGGTGGAGATCGCAGGCATTGATGACCTGTTCGTGGGCCGTGGGTTTGGCACGAAGAAGGGCGCGACCTCGTGGTGGAGCGTGGTCCACAAGGGATCGGGCTTCGCCATCGGTGGCAGCGCCGGCAGCAAGGCCGAGGCCATCGCGGAGGCCAAGAAACTGCTGTCGCAGCCCGAGAAGCGCGAGAAGATGAAGGCGCTGATCGCGTCAGGCAAGAGCGCGGACGGCCGCGATTTCATGACCCAGGACGAACTGCGCGAGCAGTTCATGACTGAGGCTGAAGGCAAGCAGCAAGCCACGTTCAACGCCAACGACGCGAACATTGCCCGTGCTGCGCAACAGAAGAAGCAAGAGGCCGAGCGCGACGCCTTCTACAAGTCGATCATGGGCGACGCTGGATTGGAGCGCCCGGCGAAAGCTGACTGGACAGCATCGTCGATCAAGGAGTTTCTTGACGCGGCAGAGAAGAAGGGCGAGGGCGAGGCTGCGCTCAAGTTCATGGACGATGTGGTCAGCGAGTACGCCAGCCCGTACATCGCCGAGTGGAAGAAGTCCTACGACCGCCGCAACAAGCCCAGCGACACCGGCTGGATGACGGGCTTTCAGGCTCCTGGCGGGCTGCGCCGCATCCGCAGGGACGTGAAGCACCCGGACGGCACGACCTACCGCGCCGAACTTGACGAGTTCGCAGGCGCCTACGTAACCGGCAAGGTCGAGCAGTGGACGAGCGAAGACGGCCGCCCGCGCACGGTGCAGACGTACAGCAACGACATGGACGCGCGGGCCAAGGCCGACAAGTTCCTTGATTCCGTGGTGGCGCTGCGCAAGCCGAACCCAGGTGCAGCCCTTGCAATCTCGCCGGAACTTCAGTCCGAAGCCGAGTTTGGCGCCATCCAGCAAGCAAAGGCCATTGCAGAGGCCGAGCGCGAGGTCGAGCGCGTCAAGACGAACTACTCAGCCGACTGGCGCTACAAGTCCAAGGCCGCAGCCTTGCGCGGCGCAGAGGCTGACCTGAAGAACGTCCGTGAGTCGAAGCCGGAGAACTTTGCAGGCGACCACCTGGCGGCCATCAACCGCGCCATTGCGCAGGGCAAGATGCCGAGCGCGGAGAACATCCGCCGGTACGACATCCCTGCATCGCAGTTGCCGAAGGCCGCCGAACCCGAGGCCGCCGCCCTGGACCTGATGGGCTTCGAGCGCATCCCCAAGGGCAACGGCGCATTCGACTTGCGCGACGGCAACATGCTGGTGCGCGTGGAGCCCACCGACCGCGACAAGTACCGCGCTTCGATGGGCAGCGCCAAGAGCGGCCCGAACCTGAGCGAGCAGATGGCCGTCGAGTGGGCTGCTGCCTACCGCGCTGAGTCGCTTCGCGTGCAGGCAGCTGACGCCAAGAAGGAGTTTGCCGCCGCCCCAGTGAGCACCCCGGAAGGTCAGAAGAACCTCGCATACCGCGGAAGCCGCATTGCGGCCCTGAAGGCCATGAACGACCGCCTTCGCCGCATTGCACCGGGCGACGCATGGGCAGACAGCAACATCGAGAACGCTGCCGATCTTGACGCGCTACAAGATCAGATCAGCGCCGCTTTGGTGGCTGCCGAGCGTGGTCCTGTGCCCGCGAATCCTCTGCGCGCCGAACTGGAGGCCATGTCTGGTGCCGAGTTGCGCGCTGTGATGGAGCGCATGAACCTTGCCGGCACGCGCATGACGCAAGACGAGCGCATCGCTGCACTTCTGGCCGAAGACCCGGCAGAGGTGCGCGCGGCAATGGAGCCGGCGCCGGCCGAAGCCCCAGGCTGGCACACCCAGCTACCCACGCAGGGCGAGCCATCGACGCAACAGGACCGCACGCACCCGACGAACCCCAAGGCCCCGGTCGACGCCCGCAAGGTGTCGGCACGGCTGGCATCCGAGGCTTTCGACGCCATCACCCGCGCGCAGCAGACGAACATCGCGGTATCGGGCATGAAGTTGTACCCGTGGGTTCTGCCGGCGCAGGGCAACCGCAACGGCGTGGTGCGCCTGCTGCCCGAAGACCAGCGCCCCGGTGCGCCGTGGCAGCAAGTCGGGACCGATGACGCCAACGCTGGCGGAATGCGAAGCCGCGCCATCAACGACTTGGCCGCGCGCCTGGGCCGTGCGCCGATCATAGGTGACGCAGACTCCGCTGCGCGAGACACGTTCTATGAGTCGCTGATCGGCAAGGCTTCCACCGAGCAGATGTCGTCCAGCGGCGGGCGCACGATCTACAGCGTCAAGATCACGCCGCTGATGGCCAGCCGGCAAGGCATCGAGTTCGGCCGCTGGCCTGAGACGGAGAGTTTCGCCCTCAAGCGCATGGCCGACGTGACCGGCAGGCCAACCGACGAAGGCTGGGCGCTGATCGACAAGCGCGAGCAGGCCGCAAGCCGGGCCGCAGCAGAGCCTGTGAAGGCGAAGGAGGGGGCGGACGACCGCGACAACTTCACGCTGCAGCGCCTGAACCGCGACACGGACCGGATGGAGCCGGTGACGTTCACGCGCGGCGAGTATGTGCGCGCCTCGTTTGTCGGCAGCGACCAAAGCGACTTCGGCGAGATAGACGGTATCTCTCAGGCCCGCCGCGAGTACAGCGTCAATGGCCTGTGGCACGCGATGGGCACCGCCTACAAGGCAGAGCGCCCGGCACCGGCCGCGAAGCCTGACACCGTGCCCATGTCCAGCGTCATCGACAAGATGAACAAGAAGTACGGCGCCGGCCTGACCGATGCCGACAAGGTGCCGCCGCCGACCAAGACCCCCACGGTAGACGCCCACCTCGAACTGTTCAAGGCCGTGCGCGCCGGCACTGCCACTCCCGACGAGTTCAAGGCCATGTACCGCCGCGTTCGGAACGGCAAGGACGCCATCGTCGCGGAGTTGAACACCAGCACCAAGGACGAGTTGCTCAAGGGGACCAGCGGATACCTGCGTCCGGGCACGACCAAGGGCGAGTTGGTGGACCTGATTTACAAGGGCCTTCTGAGCCGGTTTGCGCTGGGCAAGGACTACGGCCCGCAAGGCTTCTTCATGGGCCAGGAGAAAGCCTACGAGAAGGCCAAGAGCGACGCGCTGGATGCCTTGGTCGAAGGGCAGACTGCCGAATCGCTGGCCGAGTATGCTGCCGAAGCAAAAGCCGAGTTCGACGCCGAGATTGCGCGCCGCACGAAGCTGATGGAGTCCGTCGAAGACCCGAAGACGCTGGACGACTTCCGCAACTTCATGCGCCTGCAGGCCAGCGAGGGCAAGACCTACACCGAAGCCCGCATGATGCTCACGCCCGAGCAGCGTGCGGCCTTCGATGAACTGGCGGCGACCGAGACGCGCGGCAAGCGCACCACGGCCAAGGACGAGCAGCGCACCCAGGTCCGCGTGGCCAGGCAGACGGTCGACGGCGACATCATCGCCACCAAGCACACCAAGAAGGGGACTGACCTCTACGTGGTGCGGCTGGCCGAACGGGTAAGCCGCGAGGACTACGACACCCTCAACGCTGGCGCCAAGCGGATCGGCGGCTACTACAGCAGTTTCCGGGGCGGCGGCGCCATCCCGGGCTTTCAGTTCACCACGCGCGAGCAGGCGCAGGCTTTCGTGACGCTGGCCGGTGGCGACAACGCCGCCGCCGTGGCCGCCGCGCAGGAGCGCCGCGACGCCTACGCCGACGACCGGTCGCAGACCGCCGCGGAGCGCCTGACGGAGATGGCCGACCGCATGGAGGACGACGCCGACGAAAGCCTGGCGCTGGACCGCAAGGCCAACACCGCGCGCCGCGCCCGCTTCGCCGCTTCCGCCGAGGCCGGCGCCCGCGAGGCAAAGGCCATGGCGAAGACCATGCGCAACGTGGCCGAGGCCCTGACCAGCGGCGCGGCCAAATTCCTCGACCGCATCCGCACCAAGACACAGGTCGAACTGCTGCAGACCTACGTGTCCAACGCCAAGAGCGACGAACTGCGCGCCAAGTACCCGACCTACTTCGAGCAGGAGAAGCGCAAGGGCCAGCCGCCGACGGCCGAGACGGCCGACTACGCCGAGTTCCCGACCTTCACGGCGTACCGTTCCGACCTTGCCAGCCTGGGCCGGCAGTTGCTGGACGTGGACGGCACCAAACTGTTCGGCCAGCGGCTGATGAAGGTGGCCGATGACGTGTCGGACGCCTATCTCGCCTTCGCCAAAGAGCCCGGCAACCTGTTCAAACTGTCCACGTTCAGCGTGCGCTCAGGCGAGGATGTGCGAACCGCCATCTTCCCGAGCCGCGAAACCGCCGAGCGCGCCATCAAACGCAGCGGGTTGACGGCCAAGGCCATCGCGTTTCAGGAGAAACGCGGCGTCCATCGCATCATCATGAGCCCGAGCCTTGCGATGGAGCAGGGAATCTGGAAGGGCGACGGCGACAAGCGCATCACGCTGGACCCGGACTTTGCCGCCGAACTGGTGGAAAAGATGGGCCGTGCCAACCGCCGCGGCGCCAAGGTGTCGGTGCCGTGGCAGTTCGAGCGCGCCTATGAACGCCGCAAGGCCCTGGCCCGCATGGGCATCGAGACGCCGGCCGAGTTCCGCGCCGCGCTGCGCGAGTTCATCGGACTGCGCGAGCAGGAGGCAGAGGCCGACCGCATCAAGGCCATGGAGCGGGCCATGGTCGGCAAGGCCAAGGACGGCCTTGACTTCTTCCCGACGCCCGAGAGTGTGGCCGACGAGATGGTGGCCGCGGCCGACATCCAGCCCGACATGGCTGTGCTCGAACCCAGCGCCGGCATGGGCCACATCGCCGACCGCATCCGCGCTGCTGGCGCAGAGCCGGACGTGATCGAGATGGCCAGCGACCGCCGCGAGTTGCTGCAGGAGAAGGGCTACAGCCTGCAAGGCAGCGACTTCCTCGACTTGAAGCTACGCGAGTTGTTCACCTATGGCGACGTGTTCCGCGCACCGGACGGCACCGAAGGCGTGATGATCGGGAGCGGCGGCATGGGCAGTGGCCGCGTCAAGTTGCACAAGATGCAGGCTGACGGTAAGCCCGACATGCGCGACTTCGCTTGGCACACGCGCGACGATCTGGTTGGGGTGCGCCACCGTGGCCTGGGAGCGGGCTACGACCGCATCCTCATGAACCCGCCATTCAGCGACGGCCGGGACATCCAGCACGTCCGCCACGCCTTCGACCTCCTGAAGCCCGGCGGCCGGCTTGTGGCCCTGATGGGCGAATCAGCCTTCACCAACCAGAACAAGCGCGCGACCGAGTTCCGCGAGTGGCTGGAGAGCGTGGGCGGCACGGAAGAGAAACTACCCGAAGGCACGTTCAACGACCCAAGCCTGCCGGTGAACACGGGCGCCAATGCGCGCATGGTGGTGATCGACAAGCCCGGCGCCGAACCGTCGACGCAGTTCAGCCGCGCCCAGGCCACCCCCCGCGTCCAAACGGACACCGCAGCCTTCCGCGAGTGGTTCGGCGACAGCAAGGTGGTGGACGCCGAGGGCAAGCCGCTGGTGGTGTATCACGGGACAGGCTACGACATCGCCAAGTTCCGCAAGGACGTGGAGCGCACCAAGAATCATCGGTCTCCGGTTTTCTTCTTCACGAACGACACCGAGATTGCCGCAGGCTATGCGGACTCGTCGCCGCGCACGTTCGACAACGACGGCAAGCCGCTTGGTCAGAACATCCTCCCAGTTTTTCTTTCCATCCAGAACCCACTGCGCATCGAAGGCGACGGGGAAACGGGGCTTGGGAAACTGCTGGATGACGCCGCGATCAAGCGAGCCATGCGCGACGGTTACGACGGGATCGTTGCCACCAACGTCATCGACGCGCCCAACACGCGCCTGATGAGGCCGCAGGATGTCTACATCGCCTTCCGCCCCGAGCAGATCAAGAGCGCCATCGGCAACACCGGAGCCTTCGACCCCGCGAACCCCGACATCCGCTACAGCCGAGGCGACACCCCCCGCGGCCTGTCCCTAGACGAAGCCGAGGCCATCGTCGGCGCCGTGCGCGAGGCCAATCCCACCGCGCCGCCGATGATCGTGCTGGAGTCGGTGGACCAGGCCCCGAGCGCGCTGCTGCGCGACATCGCCGAGGCCAACGCCTCGAACGACGTGGAGGCCGCGTACCACGAGGGCAAGGTCTACGTCTTCGCGCCGCACTTGCGCTCGATGGAGCGTGCGATGTTCGTCATCGCCCACCACGAACTGCGCCACCACGGCATGCGCTCGCTGGAGGGCCGCCGGCTGTCGACCACGCTGGCCGGCATGGTGATGAGCAACCCGAAGCTGCGCGACGCGGCGCGGGCCAAGATGGACGCTGGGCTCGCCAAGGACATGATCCAGGGCGCCGAGGAAGCGCTGGCCGACATGGACGTGGCCGAGGTGCAGGCGCTGAAGGGCTGGCCGAAGGTGCTGGCCGCGGTGCGGAACTGGCTGCGCGGCATGGCGACGCGGTTGCGCGCGAAGGGGCACACGGCCCTGGCCGACGCCATCGACCCGAAGGACTGGACCGACGCCGACGTGGCGGGGTTCGTGGCACGCGCGGAAGCCGTGAGCAAGGGCGGCAAGGCCCGGTTCGGGACGGACGGGACGGTGTTCAACCGCGTCGACAACCCGACGTGGTACAGCGAACTCGCGCGACAGGTCGAGAAGTCGGCCATGAACGCGGCGCCGGCAACCGCCTGGAAGCAGATGCTCAAGGGCCTGGCGCAGCGCGGCGTGAAGCCCGACGAAATCGAGTGGTCGGGCCTGAACGAATGGCTGGACTTGCAGCAGGGCAAGGTCACGAAGAAGCAGATCGCGGACTACCTCGACGCCAGCGGCGTGCGGGTGACGGAAACGGTGCTTGGTGGCATGCGGCCAAAGAACCTGCGCGACATGCCGAAGGAGCAGGCCGAACAGGTCAAGGAGATCATCAAGCGCAACGACTACCTTGGATTCGACACTGCATCGGAGGCCGCCAAGGCTTTCGCAGACGCGCCCGACAACTTCGATCTTCCGCGATACGACGACGCTGACCTTCGGCGCCTTCTAGGACTGGAAGGGTCCGATGGGGCGACCAAGTACGGCAACTACACCCTGCCCGGCGGCACCAACTACCGCGAGGTGCTGCTGACGCTGCCGGTGGCGCAGGGCAACCCGACCCGCTGGCAGGTGCTAGCCCCTGGCGGCAAGGTGCTCAATGTCTTCGAGTCACGCGAAAAGGCGGACGACTTCGTGACGCGCAATGGCGGCTTCTATGCTGATTTGGCCGTTCGCCCTGTTGGCAACGACGCGGCGACCTATAAATCCAGCCACTGGGACCAGCCCAACGTCCTCGCCCACATCCGGCTCAACGACCGCACCGACGCATCGGGTGCGCGAGTGCTGTTCGTGGAGGAAGTGCAGAGCGATTGGGGGCAGGACGGGAAGAAGCGCGGGCTCAACCGTAAGGCCACGCCGCAGGAAGTGGCGCGAGAAGTCTACGGCCAGGACTTCGCTGCGATGGATGCCGACATGCAGGCCGGGGTCATGCTTGAAGTTGACGCCCGCAACGAAGGCATTGGCGGCGCTGCCGGCAATGGCGGCGGCTTGGTGCCGAACGCCCCATTCGTCGGCAAGACCGACGCCTGGGTGGCCCTCGCCCTGAAGCGCGTCATCAAGCTCGCGGTGGATGGCGGCTACGACAAGGTGGCGTTTGTCACGGGGGAGCAGAGTGCGGAGCGTTACAAGTTGAGCGCAACCGTTGAGCGACTTCAGTGGCGGGCGAACGGGCGCGGCGGCGACCGGATTGTCGAACTCGAAACAAAGGAGGGGCCGCGCGCAACCCTGTTCGTCGCCCAGGACGGAAAGATCGGTCGCGTTGACACCAGAGCCGCAGCGCTGAACCGCTTAGACGGAAAGATGCTTGACGAGGCTGTAGGCAAGGACATGGCAGATAAGGTCATGTCCAGCGCATCCGGCGACGAGGCTGGCGCCGGCCTTGATGTGGGCGGGCGCGGAATGATCGCCTTCTACGACAAGATCGTCCCCGCCGTCGCCAAGGACGTGCTGCGCAAGCTGGGCGGCGGGGCGATGGAGACGGTGCAGATCGACGGCATCCCCGGCGGCGCCCGCGAAATGGGCGACGTGCTGGACCGGCAGGAAGACCCCGGGTTCAAGATGCTCGCGCAGCCAGGGTTCCGCATCACTAACGCCATGCGCGAGAAGACACTGGGCGGCGTGACTATGTTCCAGCGCGCCTGGCACGGCACGCCGACGCGCGGCATCGAGCGCTTCAGCACCGAGAAGGTCGGCGCCGGGACTGGCGACCAGGCTTTCGGATGGGGAATCTACTTCGGCAGCCGGCGCGAGGTCGGCGAATACTACCGCCGGCTTCTCACCGAGGGAAAGACGACGGGCCAACTCTACGAGGTAGAGATCCCCGAAGACTCGGAACTGCTGGACTGGAACAAGCCGCTGAGCGAGCAGCCTGCCGGCGTGCGCAAGGCGGTGCAGGATGCTATGGCCGGCACAAACTTCGCCGAGCCCAAGACCGGCAAGGACGCCTACAGGTTCATCGCCATGCGCAACGCTCGGCGCTTCGGGCTGGCCGAGGCCGCGAACGAGGACAAGGCCGGGTCTTTGACCCTGCTGGAGCACGGCGTCAAGGGTATCAAGTACGTCGGCAAGTCCGCTTTCGACCGCGGCACCACCGGCCCGGCCAACTACGTCATCTTCGACGGCGCGGACACCGAGATTCAGGGAACGGTCTACAGCCGCGCCCCCACCACCCTTGCCGAGCGCCGCGCTGCTGCGCAACAGCCGGCAGCGTTCAGCCGGGCAGAGCCGGCGCGGGACGACTACGGGCGCTTCTCGCGCGCCGATTCCACTGCCGGCGACCTGTGGGGGATGGTCAAGTCGGCCAAGACTGCCGCCCAGGGTCGAGCCGCGTTTCTCGGCATGACCGAGAACATCAACCGCTTCAACATGTGGGACAAGACGGTCGGAACGCAGTTGAACATGGCGCGCAAGGACAAGTATTTCGCGCGGGTGTTCGAGGGATTCCAGCAGCAGCAAGACGACACGGCTGCCTTTGCAATCGAGGCCGAGGCCGAGGCGATCGACGTGCTGGCGCGCATGAGCGGGGCCAAGGAAACCATCGCCAGCCTCAAGTCCACCGTCAGCGGCGAGAGGTCCAAAGACCTGGCTGCCGTGTCCAAGGCCATCTTCGCCAACATCGAGGGCGAGACGGGCGTCAAGCAAAAGGTCTTCACCGACGCCGAACTGGCGCAGGACTTCGGCCTGAACGAGCGCCAGATCGGCCGGTACCGGCAGGCACGCGCTGCCATCGACCGCTCGCTTGACCGCTACGCGCAGTCGCTGGCGGTGCGGATCGCGCAGAAGTTCGTCGGCACGCAAGACCTGACCCGGGCCGGGCTGGATGAGACGGCCGAGGCGGTTCTTGAACGCTTGAATTTCCAGCGCGGCACGCTTGAGGAAGCGCGCGACGCCGACCCCATCAACGGGGCGCGTGAGTTCGGCGACCTGAGCCCGGCCGCGCAAGTCGAGTTGACCCACGCCAGCGCCACCGCTTTGCTGGACAAGAAGATCGAAGCCCTGGCCGCAGCCATCGAGAAAATCACCGAGATCCAGAAGACCGCCAACGACCTGAAGGATGCCGGCTACGCGCCAGCCATGCGCATCGGGAACTACGCCGTGACGGCCACCATGCCGGACGGCACGGTCAGCTTCTTCAAGATGGTGGACACGAAGCTGCAGGCCAATCTCCTGCGAATGAGATTGCGCGGCGAGTTTCCTGGTGCGACCATCACCGCCAACGCGGTGGACAAGGAATCCTTCAAGATTTTCGGCGGCATGTCGCCCGACACGGTGGAACTGTTCGCCAAGTTCATGGAGGTAGACGAGACGACGGCGTTCAAGCAGTACGTCGCCCTGGCCACGTCGAGCCGCAGCGCCTTGAAGCACATGCTGGAGCGCAAGGGCGTCGCCGGCTTCTCCGAGAACCTGCCGCAAGTCCTGGCGGCCTTCATCACCAGCAACGCGAGGGCGGCGGCGCGGAACATCAACGGCGCCGAGCTGGCCGACGCGATGGAGTCGGTGCAGAAGAACGCCCGCGGCGACGTGAGCGAGCAAGCGGCGAAGCTGTACCAGTACATGCAGAACCCGAGCGACGACGGGGCCAAGATTCGCGGCTTCATGTTCGCGTACTTCATGGGCGGTTCGGTGGCGTCGGCCCTGGTCAACGTCACGCAGCCCGTGATGATGACGACGCCCTACCTGCACCAGTTCGCCGGCAACAAGATTGCCGGGATCATGGTGCGTGCCGGCAAGATCGCCGCCACTGGCGAGACGACGAACGCGGCGCTGAAGTCGGCCATGAAGCGCGCAGCCGCCGAAGGGGTGACTGACACCCACGAGTATTTCCAGATGATGCAGGAGGCCGAGGGCGCCAGCAGCGTGCCGGGCCGGGCGGCAATGAAGGCGTGGGGCGCCATGTTCGGAGCGGCCGAGAGGTGGAACCGTGCCACGACGTTCGTGGCCGCCTTCGAGGTGGCGCAAGGCATGACTCCGGCGCAGATCAAGGCGGCCGGCGCGAGCGACGCCTACCACTTCGCCAAGAGGGCAGTCGAAGAAACCCAGGGCGTCTATGCCAGGCACAACCGTCCCACCTGGGCGCGCGGCACAACCGGCGCGCTGCTGATGACCTTCAAGCAGTTCAGCATCGCGTACATCGAGTTCTTCATGCGCCTGCCGACCAAGCAGAAGGCTATCGCGCTGGGCTTGCTGGTGCTGATGGCTGGCGTCGAAGGACTACCATTCGCCGAAGACTTGGAGGATCTGATCGACACGCTGGGTCAGAAGATGGGCTACGCGACCAACTCCAAGAAGGCGCTGCGCACCGTGGCCACGGCGGCACTGGGCGAGGCCGGCGCGCAGTTTGCGCTGCACGGCATTTCCGGCCTGACCGGCGTGCCTATGGACGTTGCGGGCCGCTTGGGCATGGGCAACCTGATCCCAGGAACCAAGCTGCTGAACCCGAGCGTGAAGGACAAGGGGCGCGAGGTGTTGGAGATCGCTGGCCCGGCCGGTGGACTGGTGAAGAAGGCCATCGACGCCGTGGACCAAGCAAGGCCGAGCCTGGCCTTCCCTTCCGCCATCGCCAACGCATCCAAGGCGATGGAGATGTTCGACACCGGGCAGTACAAGGACACCCGCGGCTACAAGGTCAAGGACACCGACTCGCTGGACGCCACCATGAAACTGATCGGCTTCCAGCCGCAGAGCGTGGCCGCTGCGTCGCGGAACATCACGGAGAACATGCGCGATGCCGACATCGTGCGCCGAGTGGAAAGCGAGATCGTCGAGCAGTGGGCCGAGGGCGTGCGCAACAAGGACGCCGCAGAGATCGCGGCGGCTCGCCAGCGCCTGAAGGACTGGAACGCGGAAAACCAGAGCCTGCCCATCAGGATCACGATGGCCCAGGTCATCAAGCGCGCCAAGGCGGCGAACCTCACCCGAGACGAGCGGTTCATGAAGACCCTGCCGCCGGAGATGCGCCGCCGGATGCTTGCCGAGGCGACGCAGTGAACGTGTTTTGGGCTGTCGTCGTGCTGTGCTGCACTGTCGAGCCCGTCATGTTCCTGTTTGTCGCCGGCATCCTGGCGGTCGGGGTGCTGGTCGGCAAGTAGCACCCACAACAAGCCAGATACGCGCCTTCAAAAATGGCGAAGCCCGCAGCGATAGGTAGTCGCGACGGGCCTCTCACCACTCTGCGAAGGAACCGCATCATGGCTGCTGCCATCTTAACCGCCGCGCGTCTGCGCGAGCTACTGCGCTACGACCCTGACACTGGCGCTTTCATCCGCCTGTCGGCCAGGGCGTCAAGTCACATCGGCAAGCAGGCAGGGTGCGTCAACAAGACGCTCGGCTACGTCATCATTTCCGTGGAAGGCGTGACCTACTACGGGCACCGGCTGGCCTTCCTCTGGATGACCGGAGAGTGGCCGCAAGGGCAAGCCGACCACATCAACGGGGACCGGGCCGACAACCGCTGGAGCAACCTGCGCGACGTGCCGAAGACCGTCAACGTGCAGAACGTGCATCAGGCTCGCCGGCACAACGCTAGCGGGCTCCTTGGCGTCAGAAAGAGCCGCGGCGGTGGGCGCTGGGACGGCATGATTACCGTCGACAAGCGGCAAAAGTACCTCGGCAGCTTCGCCACCCCCGAGGAAGCCCACGCCGCCTACGTCGAAGCCAAGCGCCGCCTTCACCCCGGCTGCACGCTCTAGCACCCACAAACCTCCCCCTCCGCGCCCCGCAGCATACGGGCGCTGAGGGGGCGCCGTCGCCCCTTCAGTCCGCGCACACGCGCGACCAAACTGAAGGACTGAGGCTATGGCGACCGGCAGCATTTCATGGTTCAGCGCAGGGCTCCTGCAGCTGGGCACCAAGATCCACGACCTGACCAGCGACACGCTGAAACTCGGCATCGTGACCACGGCCACCGTGCCGACGATCGACACCGCGGTTCCGCACTGGGGCGGCACGGGCACCACCAACTTCGCCGCCAATCAGGTCGGCACTGGCGGCGGCTACACCGGCCCGATCACGCTGGCGTCGGTGACGTTCACCGAAATCGGCACCGGCCCGAAGGTGCCCACGCTGCGGGCTACGGACGTGACGATCGCGCAGAACGCCAGCGGCTTCGCCAACGGCGCCTACGGGATCATCTACAACGACACCGACGCCAACAAGCGCGCGCTGGGCTTCATCGAACTGAGCAGCGCGGGTGCGCTGTCCATCGTGTCGGGCAGCGTGACCATCGACTTCCAGGGCGCCGGTACGGACGTGCTGCGGATCACGCCGAGCTGACGCCATGAGCGAGCCCATCACGCTCCCCCTCAAGCCCGAGCCCCTGGAAGGCGAGGCGCCCGCGGCGTTCGATGCGCGCATGCTCAACTGGTGGCGCGAGTGCGATGTCCTGCTGCGCGTGAACTGCCAGGAAATGAAGCAGGCGTGGATGGAGGGCGTGGTCCCGCAGTTCACACCCACGCTGGAGCGCATTGCCGACGCTTGGGGCGCAATGGACGTTCGTCTCGGCGAACTGGCGTCTGCGCTGTCTGGGCAGGCGCCGGCCACTGCGACTGGTGACGCCGCACGCGTGGCGATGGCCGCGCTGATGACCGAGGGCGGTGCGGACAAGCCGCCGGCAGAGGTCGCGCAGGCCGTGCTGGCCCGCGTGGCAGCTGTGGACACCATGCTCGGCGGCGAGGCGCCCGCACCGTGAGCGCTGCGCGCTTCGAGCACTGGCCATGGCGCGACTTCGGCCACTTCGGCATGACGCACCGCCAGGCCGTGCTTGAGGCGAACTACGCGCGCATGGTGGCCGAGCAAGTGCGGCTCCCTGGCGTGTCTGCACCGTGGCCCGTGTCTCAATGGGTGCCGTGGTCGCAGTGCAATGCGGCCGAGTTCTCGGCTGCTGGCGTGGGGGTGGCGTGAGCTTCTACTTCCTCGACTCGGCGGCCCGCTCGGCGTGGCTCGCTGCAACGACGCAGCAGGCCCAGCTTGAGGCGCTGGCCGCGCTGTGGTCTGGTGACGTGTGGGCGAAGTTCTACAGCAGCGCCGGCACGCACCTGGCGACGGTGACCTATGGCACGCCGACGATTGACACCGGCACGACGCCGCGCGCAATGGTCCTGGGCGCGTGGTCGGCAGAGGCGCACTACAACCCGGGCACGGCGACCTACTGCATCTTGCAGATTCCGAGCGGCGCTGACATCGTGCGCGCGGACAGCACATGGGACGCGGCAGACCCGACGATCAGCGACCCGGGCGGGCGCGTGCGGCTGGACATCGGCACGACGCTGCGGGTGCAGGCTACGGCTGGGTTGCCTGCGACAGACACGCCGGCCTGGCTTGTCACTGCCGACCCAGCGGTCAACGAGATTGTCGCCATAGCAGGCACAGGCGGCGCCGGCGGGGCACCGCTGGATGCCTTCTCTGGCGTTGCGGCGGCAGCAACTCGTCTCGTGAGCGCAGGCGCTGGCGGACACGGAAGCGGCCTGGACAACCGTGTCGTTGACATCGACCTCGCCGACGACGCGCCTGGGTGGGGCACCCTGATGGCGGCGAGCGTCAGCGGCACGAACGACGTGGCTTACTACCCGGACGGCAAGCCATGCAGCCGGCACACCTACCACTTCATCCACCCGATAGCAGGAAACAAGGTGCTGCTAGGCGGATGCCGGTTCACGTTCAACGGCGCGCTAGACCTGAACGCGGTGGATGCCTTCGACTTGGACGTAAACGAGTGGGATGGCGTAGTCGCCGGGTCGCCCGGCACAAGTGGCAGCGGCTGGCCTGACCTGACGCCTAGCGGCTACTACCTTGCGGCGCAGGACGGCGACGGCAACCTGTGGAGTTTCCTGCACACCACGGGCGCGGCGGCAAAACTGACGGTTGCCACAAAGACGTGGAGCTCGCCGATTGCCTCCCCCGTGTCGCCATCGGTGCGTTACCCGTGGGCATGGGATTCGACTCGCGCCATGCTGTTCGGATTGGCTGTAGGCGATGGCGAGGGGTCTGGCACCGATGTTCGTGCGGTGCGTCAGATAGGCATCACGCAGACCGCCATCACGTTCAACAGCAGCGCGGCCTATACGCAGTTCCAGGCTGACGCAGGCAGTTACGCCGGCATGGCCTATGACCCGGTGAACGACAAGTTCCTCTGGTACAGCGGCCAAGGATCTGCGGCCGGTCGCATCTACGTCATCACGCCAAACAGCGGTACGGTGTGGGATATGGCGATTCTCACGACCTCGGGGGACACGCTGCCAGCCTCGTCGGCGCTGGTGAAGAAGTGGCACTACATGACCCTCGGGAGTATTGGCGGCATCGCCATCGTTCCGACCGCCGCCAGCGACGTTCACTTTTTGAGGTTGTCATGACGGTCCTATACAGCAACGACTTCGAGACGCCGGCGCACCTGGCGACACTCGCAGCGTTCACGCCGCTTGGCGGTTCCAGCGATTTCATCGTCATTGACGAAGGATCATTCGGCGCGATGCCGGCGGCGCGTGGCGTCAAGAGTTACGCGACCAGCAGCAACGTCGAGCGTTGCTACTGGAACGGCGGCAGCGCTATCGGCGACCAGGGGATGCGTACTGCGTCCTACCTGATCGCGGGTCACTACATGGGCCACATGCTGCGCGTGGACTCGTCAGTGGGAGATCGCGGCTACTGGCTCTACTACACGCTGTCGGCTGGCAACCTCACGGCCTTCATCGACGTGCGCGACGGCGGTTCTTTGGCCTCTACGTCAGGCGGCAGCGTGCCCGCCACGGCTGGCGACGTGGTGCACATGGAGTCGCTTGCTATCGGCACGGCGCTGGAAGTGCGCCTGTGGGTCAACAGCGACCCGCGGCCGTCGACGGCTACCCTGGCCTGGACGCGCAGCGACCACTCCACCGGGCGGCAGGGCCTCATCAAGATCGGCACCAGCAGCACATATGCCAGCGCAGACGATCTGGTCATAGCGGACGGCGCGACTGGGTTGGACTATTTCTACCCAGGCGGCGGATCATCCAGCGTCCCGCCCAATATCATCACGCCGAACCAAGGCATTGCATTCGCATCGGCTGCGCGCCGCAGCATCTAGGAGCACGACATGGCATCTACTGACGCACGGCCGCTGCCGATCAAGAACACGGCCTACAGGCTGACGTTCCCGATCTACAAGAGCGACGGCACGCTCATCACTGGCGCTGCTGGCCTTGATTCCGAGGTCAGCAAGGACGCCGGCACCTTTGCAGACTGCACCAACGAAGCGACGGAAATCGCCACGTCGAGCGGAGTCTACTACCTCGACCTGAGCAGCACCGAGATGAACGCCGACTGCGTGGCTGTCGTGGTGAAGACCAGCAGCACGGGCGCGGTGCCGCCGGTCTTCGTGCTGTACCCGCAGGAATCCGGCGACGTAAAGGTGGACGTGCAGAGCTACGGCGGCACGGCCGGCACGTTCAGCGGCGGGCGCCCCGAGGTCAACACCACGCACCTCGCCGGCACCTCGCAGACGGCCCGCGACATCGGCGCCAGTGTGCTCCTGTCGAGTGGCACCGGCACTGGTCAGGTGAGCCTGAGCAGCGGCGCGGTGAAGGTGCAGGCCGCCATTCGCAAGAACCAGGCGCTGGCTAACTTCCCGTTCCTGATGACCGACAGCACCAACCATGCTCCGGCCACTGGCAAGACGGTCACTGCAACGCGCAGCATCGACGGCGCTGCGTTCGCCAGCGGCACCATCGCCAACATGACCGAGGTTAGCAACGGCATCTACCAGTGCGACCTCGGGGCGGGTGACCTGAACGGGGACACGATCTGCCTGCGCTTCACCGCCACCGGCTGTGACGACCTGTTCGTGACGTTGGTTACCGAGCCGTAAACGTGGCTGATTTTCGCGCCTCTAGCGGTGCGATCTTCGCCTGGAGGCGCGGCACCGCACCGGTAACGCCGGCAACGGTGCGGCGTGACAACCGTTGGCTGCTGTATGTCGGTGGCCTCGGCAGTGCCCGTGTGTGGCAGGCGTTCGGAGCAACCACCAGCTCCACACCCACAATCACCGCCGTCGATCCCGTCTCAGGCACCGAGCTTCAGGTCACTTGGACCGGCACGGCATCGAGGTACAGGCTCGACGGCGGGACTCCGGTCACGCTCACCGATACAGTCAGCCCGGCGACGATCGCGGGACTGTCTCCAAA